TGTGCGGCTTCCGTCGCAAGGCGCTTGACCTTGCCTACGTGCAGGCCGAAACCCGCAACATGATCGATGAAGTGCTGGCCGGCAAGGAATTCGACCTGAAGGCCATGAAGTGTGACCGCGTGCGCGACCTCTTCCGCGCCGTCGGCGCCATGAAGCGCAAAGCCAACAATACTCCGGTGCCGCGAGGGTGGGCACGTGATACCGGCGAAAAGGTAGTACCGAAAACGCTTGCGGACATCAACAAGATGAACCGCGAGCGTTTCGCCGCCAAGTAATTCCACCCTCCCTTCGCGTATTAATTGCCCACTTCGGTGGGCATTTTCATTTGGAGATGTACATCATGTTTCTGAAAAAAATGCTTCGAGCCATTCTGGCAACCTTCGAGCCGAAGCGCCCCGGCATTTACATGGGCCACGCGCGCACCTGCGATATCTCGTTCGGCTATCGCATGGGCGCTGGCTTCCCGGGCGACGTGAACCGTACTCACCCGGTCGATATCGAGGCGTGCCTGGTTGATCCGAGCGCGCCGCCGACCCTCTACGGTCAGGCAGTGGTGGTCGACGCAACGAGCCAGGGCGTTCGCCCTCTCGTGTCGGGTGACTCGGCTCTCACTACGATCTACGGTATCACCGTTCGCCCCTTCCCGATCCAGGGCCAGTCGAGCACGAACTACGGCGCGAGCAACATCGGTTCGGCCACGCCGCCGACCAGCCAGCCGATGGACGTGTGCCGCGCGGGCTACATCATGGCCACGCTCTCGGGCACGGCTGCCGCAGTCAAGGGCGCACCTGTCTACGTCTGGATTGCAGCCTCCACTGGCTCGCACATCCAGGGCAACTTCGAAGCCGCAGCGACGGGCGGCAGCACCATCCAGATCGATGCCAAGACCACGTTTAACGGCCCTGCCGATGCGAACGGTGTCGTGGAAATCGCGTTCAACATCTAGTCCATCGCCTAATCTTCTGCGGAGCAACAACAATGAGCAATCTGATTATCCCGCGTCGCACGGCGATGCGTTCGGCCGTCGATGAGCAATTCGGCGCACGGTTTGCGGGGCGCATGAAAACCCGCGACAGCATGACGTTTGACCAGGCCCGTTCTATGGGCGGCCGTGACAGCGGCGGCGGTCAATCGCTCGGTGGCGCGTATCGCACCCACGATGGTCTGCAGGACATCGCCGGCGGCCGTTACCGTACGGTCGACTCGACGGGCGCCTTCCTCGTTGGCGAACTCGAACGCCTGGACATGACGCTGCATGAGCCTCTCGTGTCGGTTACGTGGGGTCGCGACATCGACCTACGCGAAGACGTCACGCTGGCCGACGAAGTGTCGAGCTACACCGTATCGACTTATGCATCGGCTGGCGGCCTGGGTGCTGGCAACAGCATCGGTAACGGCAAAGCCTGGATGGGCAAGAAGACCAATCAGGTCTCCGGTGTGGGTGTGGATATCGGCAAGATCGTCCAGCCGTTGACGCCGTGGGCGCTGGAACTGGCCTACACCATTCTGGAACTGGAATCGGCAGCCAAGACCGGCCGCCCGATCGACGTCCAGAAGTACAACGCGCTGAAGTTGAAGCACCAGATGGACATCGACGAAATGGTGTACATCGGCGATACGAGCCTGGGCATGTATGGCCTGTGGAATTCGAACAACCGTACTGGCGTGGATCAGGTCACGAATGTATCGAACGTGGTTGCGGGCGCATCCGGCCAGACTCAATGGACCGGCAAGACGGCTGACGAAATCCTGAGCGACTTCAACTCGCTGATCGTTTCTGTGTGGGCGGCTTCGGGCTATGCCCTGATGCCTGGCAAGATCGCTTTGCCGCCGGCCCAGTTCGGCTACATCTCGACCGAGAAAGTGTCGCAGGCCGGCAACGTCTCGATCCTGAAATACGTCAAGGAAAACAACGTCATGACCGCAGAAACGGGCGGCCAACTCGAAATCGTGCCGAGCAAGTGGCTCGTTGGCGCGGGCGTTGGCGGCACCGTCGGCACGCTGGGAACCGTGGACCGGATGGTTGCGTACACGCAGGAGAAGGATCGCGTGCGCTACCCGATGACGATGTTGAGCAGCACGCCGATTCAATACGATTCTGTGTATCACAAAAGTACTTATTACGGCCGTCTGGGCGTGCTGGAAATCGTGTACCCGGAAACTATCGGTTACCGGGATCAGATCTGAGCGTTGCCGACTCCGGGATGGAATCTCATTCCGGAGCACAAGGAACTGCAATGAATCAACCTATGAAAGGCCCGATGGACGTTGCTGTGCCGGGCGAGCTGCTCGTCACAGCAATTGTTCCGCGCACGTTCATCCTGACGCTCGCCAACAGTGTGCCCATCAGGGTTCCGGGCGGCATTCACGAAATGCCCGAAGCGATCGCTAACCATTCCTATTCGAAAGCCAACGGCGTGAGCATTTATGTGGCTGCCAAGGCTGTCGAGCCGGTTGCCGCCGAATCGGAGCCGACCGAAGTCAGGCGCGGTCCCGGTCGACCACCAAAAGCCCAGTCGTAGGAGTCGCCATGCCGCTCGAACAAGGTAAGTCTGAGGCTACTCATAGCGCCAACGTGAAGACGGAAATCGAAGCTGGCAAATCGCCCGCGCAAGCGAATGCGATTGCCTATTCCGTCGCCGGCGAAGGTCGCGATTGTCTGCCGGGAAATATGCCCGTGCAATCGACCGTCACGCAGGCCGACATGATCGCCGACAACCGTAATTACTGGCAGCAGAAGAAGTGAGCAATCCTACCGTCGTTATCACCGCGCCGCCGGCGGGAAGTTTTCAGCTGGCTGGCTCGCCGGTTACGCTCGCTGCGTCTGCGGCGGCAACATCTCCGGAAACCATCGCCAGTGTGGCTTTCTATGCGAATGGCGCCCTGCTCTCGACGGTCAACGCCGCACCATTCCAGTATGCGTGGTCGCAACCGATCGGCGGTGAGTACAGCATCACCGCAGTAGCGACGGACAGTAACGGGCTGCAGACGACGTCGAACGCCATCACTTTCACGCTGATCCAGTTGCGCACGGATTTTCCGGAATTCTCCAGCAGCACGAGCTATCCGGATGCCGTCGTGAACTTCTGGCTGGGCGTGGCCGGCAACATGCTGATCGCCAACCGGTGGGGAAACATGCTCAGCGTCGGCATTGAGCTGTACGCCGCGCATAACCTGGTGCTCGAAGCGCAGGCGGCCATGACGGCGGCTGTCGGCGGCATCCCTGGCGTATCGAAAGGCCCCGTCAGCGGCGAGAGCATCGATAAAGGCAGCGTCTCGTATGACTCGGTTACTGCTTCTGAAGGTGGCGCTGGAAACTGGAATTTGACCACCTACGGGTCGCGCTTCATCCGTATGGCGAAAATGTTCGGTGCCGGCGGATTGCAGATCGGCATCGGCTTTAACCCCAATCCGTTGAGCGGTGGCGCATGGCCAGGTCCTGACTGTGATCCCGGGTTTGCGAACTTCGGTAACTGACCATGAAATCCGGCGCGAAGATGACGAAGGATTCTATGGCGTCGCTCCGTAAATCCATCGAAGACCTGTCGAAACAGCGCGTGCTGGTGGGAATTCCGAGCGAAGAAGCGGCACGCGTGAACGACGATGGCTCAGTCTCGCCGATCAACAATGCAGCACTCGGATATCTGATCGAGCATGGGTCGCCGGCGAACAACGCCCCTGCCCGTCCGTTCCTGGTGCCTGGCGTGCAGGAATCACTTCCGCAGGCTAATCCGAGAATCGGCAAAGCCGGCTCGAAGATGCTGGCGGGCGATGCGGCTGGCGCTGAGAAGGAATTCCACGCGGCCGGCCTGATCGCCCAGGCATCCGTCAAGCGCAAGATGAATGTCGGTCCGTTCGCCAAACTGGCCGATAGCACGATCGCCGCGCGCCGGCGCCGCGGCGTTACGCGTATCACGCCGACGGTCGATACGGCGAACCTGCAAAACCACGTCACGTATGTGATTCGCAAAAAGGGTTAGCCATGCCGATGATAGACATCAGCACTGCGCTGACCAGTCTGATGTTCGTGGATGTGTTTCAGGTGACGCGCCGCTCCGAGACGGTTGATGAATACGGTGAGTCAGTCGTCACCACTCAGGTTTTCTTCCCCGTCTATGGATCGGTTCAGGCGGCTAGCAACAACGACCTGAAGCGCCTGCCTGACGAGCAGCACCAAGGCAAGAATATCAGCATCGTGACGAAGTTTCCGCTGCAAGGTGTGGCGCCCGGCATGCAGCCTGACCTCATCCAGTGGCCGATGAATAACGGTGGCGCGAACGCTGACAATTTCGTAGTCGCCTACCTCGACGATTATTCGCAGTTCGCCGCCGGGTTTATCCAGGCGATTGCGCATTCGATCGATATGGTCGACTACACACCCACACCGAACTGACCATGCCAGATAGCTCAACGGGCGGATACCTGGCCCCCGCGGCCAGTCCTGCGCCGCTCGAAGGTCAGGGCCTGAACCGATTTTTGCAACAGGTATGGGTGGGCATCACGGGACTGGATGGAACGCTGGTTCGACCTCGCTGGCAACCCGAGCCCCCTGCTATTCCAGCATTCGGCACCGACTGGATGGCATTCGGGATAACCCGGCGCAAGGGCGATACGTTCACGTCGACCATCCACGACCCGACGGGCAACGGAAATGACTCGGTCTATCGGCAGGAGATGCTGGACATCCTCTGCACGTTCTACGGACCTGATGCGGACAACTACGCTTCACTTCTACGCGAGGGATTGTTTGTCTCGCAAAACCGGGAAG